TTCATGGCGGACCCTACTGCCAACTTAGTTCGAGGTAATACATTACACTCAAGATTGGCATAATATACCAAATCTTCTTGTTTGACTAATCTTTCTTTTACATTACCATCTTGGTCTACTAATTTATTTGGATCAATAAGGGTAATGTTGTCATAATCAAACTCAACTAAAATATTTTCCCCGTTATCTGCCATAGTAGAAGTAGTAATTGTCTAATGAATTTTTATAATCTTGTAATGAAGCTACTAACGGAAATGGAATAGTCAATACAGCACCATCAGGTATTGAGAATTCATCACCTGTATATTGGGGATTTGCTTGTAAAATTAACCAACCAAAGTATGGGGTTCCATAAAATTGTTGTGATGTTTTATCCAATCGTGATTGACCAACTTTATAAATAAAGTTTTTATCTGAAGTTTTAGTTGGTAACGCAACACCAGGTACAACAGTCTGTTGTCCGTTAAGTAAAAAGTCCGTATATCTATTCCAATATTGTAATGCCATTTTAATTAAATGTTACTTTCCCGTTAAAGGTGTCTTTTTTATTATTCAAATTGTTATTTGAATATAGGTCTTCTATTATTTTATTTTTATCGTTCACGTTTTGTGTTACGTTAGTGTTATACTTACAAGTCTTAACTGTATTATCAGGTAATGTAAATGTTGTTACCGTTTTAAATCTTGGTCCGTATATTGTATCGGTTTCGGTTTTCGTAAATTGTCCGTTAAAAGATGTATTTGTATTAGTACAGAAAACTCCATAATTTTCACAAACCGTTTGTACTTGTGCAACCAACGCCGGATTTTTCATCACTTCTTCACCACTTGTTAAATCAATTATTACCGATGTTAACAAACTTGGGTCAGTAAATAATGGTGACATCGCAATATAAAATCTATTGTTAGGACAACTATCACCAAAAACACTTGTACCCCCAAATTTAAAGTTACACCCATCACCACTATTTAAACTGGATGTACTAGGGTCGAAGTAATTTGTCACTATCTTGAGTTCAGTCATTATATCTTCAAACTCTTTGATTGCTTCTGGTACTTTAACCGTAAACACATTTGATAATGAACCTTCGGTTGTTGCCGGAGCAAAGAATGTATCACCACTCAAGTCATAAAGTTTTGGCTTGTTGTTTGTATTCAATTCGCCATCAAGTTTAAAAGCAACAACATCTAATTGTCTGAAAATGTAATTTAATTCAGTTTGATTTTGTATGATGTTATTTGTGTTAGCATTTAAAACATCTAAGATTGCCCCTTGTCTTTGATCCACAAGAGTTTTTAACTTGTCTTGTATTTCTCTTTTTTGTTTGTTTGTTATACCTTGACCATCTTGTACCAAAGTATATATAATAGGTGAATCTTCATCATCAATATCCTTTTTAACTTTTTTGATGAGGTTTTCAACATAATCTTGGTATTTGTTGTTTTTACCAAATAAAGTCGTTTCTTTTTTATCGTTTGTATAAACCGAAACATTACCTTTAACATATGATCTATCTTTCAAATACAATTGTAATACACCATAATTATAATCAGTACTGATCTTTTCTAAAGAATCATAATACGTAGTGAAGTAACCTCGTAAACCATCTTGTAATGATGTTAATAGAGGTGCGTAATCCATATCAGTATCACTTGCAATAATACCTACAGTACTTCCTCCTCTTTTAGGTTGTACGCTATTAATTTGTGCCTGATCCGAAGTTGTTACTGGTGGTAAACCATTTGTTATTTTTTCAACAACATACTTATCTAACTTACTCGTATCTTCAGTTGGTGTTGCTCTTTCGTCGTATATTTCAGTATTTGCATAATAGTTAAATGACAGAGCGTTTTGTAATTCTTGTACGGGTTCTTTTATACCCATACCACCGATTATATTAAAACTTAAACTTATTTTTGCCAACATAGGTTGTATACCAATACCTTCAGGGTTTAAATCTAAATGTAATGGATCATAAGAAATACCTAAACTTGTTGGTACTATTTTAGTATTGTAGAAGTCACCAACTCTTAGTACTAATATTGGGGGTGCACCAAATGAAGTATTTAAGGCATCATTATATTTTGGTCTACCGTCAGGTCCGATAACAGGTATTGTTTGACCTGGTCTCATACACTGTTGTAAGAATGTTAATCTCGCATTTAAACCCTCAGGTGTCATGGAGTGGAACGCAGGACTAAAGAATTTGATTTTATCTTTGATTGTATCATAAATCATAGGATCAGTCTCTTTAATCACTTGGAAATAATCACATTCTGTAAATAAGTTTCTTAGTATCTTTTTAGATATACCTTCCTTGATTTTTTGTTCTATAGTTATTTTTGGTTCAGGTTTAATACTTTGAGTTTGACCTGTTAATATGTTCTGTGGGTTTGGTGTTGATCCATCATCAGGTTTTGGTATTGGGTCAGGGTCTTTTACTATTTTTTCAGCTGGTTTTGTAGCCACGACCTTTTGGATCGAAACTCTTCTACATGCCATTGCGGGTATACTATACCACTGTGATTGTGAATTAACTTTATTAGGTGTTACAGTCAAGTCTACAATATCATCGGTACAATTTACTTGTGCTGAAAGAACATCTCCTCCAGTTGAAGTTGTGACGGAGATGTCGGTAGTGTCTTCAGTAGTTGCATCGGCATCTTTTTTTGTTTTAGGTATTACTAACTGTTCTCCACTAGCAGTCAAATTTATTTTAAATTTGTCTGTTTCGAAGTATTCTTGTATTGTTTTGTCATTTGATAATTTGTATGACAGCATCCATTTTTTTACGGAATCGTTTCTTCTTTGAGATAGTTTCTGATTGTAACTAACTTTAGCAGGTGCAGACGCTGATCCGATCATATCCAAAGTTACTGATCCACCTTCGACCAACACATCACCTATTTTTTTCATAAATTCGTTTTGGATTACGTTAAAGTTACCAGTAATAACGTCGTTGAAAAATTGTGGTATTCCTCCTTTTTCAAAGGTCTGTCCTCCTGATGAAACTTCAGAGGGTGCCTTTTGATCATATGTTGTTTTATTACCAGATGAGGTATAACTATTGTACCAATAATCATATGGTTGACTTGCCACAACCTCATACGACGTTTTACACTCAGGACAGTCATTGTCAAAGTAAAATGCATAACCCACATAATTACTTAAATCAACATTGGTAGGTTTAGTATCCTCAGCTGTCTCAGTTCCTGTTTCTGTTGTACCTGGTGTTCCATCCCCACCAGTAGCTTTTTTCGCTTGATTTGTTGATGAATCTTGCGGTATACTTTCAAATACCTGTATTTGTTCCTCAGTTGTTAATCTTGGGTTATTTAAGATTTGTTGGTATGTAAATAAATCTTTTGTTGGTATCATATTAAATTTGATAGCCAAATCATATAAATCATACTTGGTACAACCAGCAAAGAATGAGTCTACAACACTTTGTACTCGTTCTCTACCAACACCTTTCATTTGTTTTTCAATTATCGTATTCAACATAGATGGGTTGTCAACAATAATAGTCCAACTTAACTGTCCCGATCTACTTGTATTTTTATAAGTATAAATTGGTTCAGGTCTACCTAGAAAGAATGTTGAGTTAAAGTCGGGTTTTGCATCGTCAGAGAATTTTAAATCATACGGTGGAAACCACATAATTCTACCACCATTAGGTCCTTTTTCACAAACAGGTAAATCATCATAAGTATAACCTGGTCTGTCTGAAGTTCTCCACGCTAAATTCTCAATAGAAAACATATACTTCTTAACTTTACCATCGACAATATTTGTTGATCCGGGATTTCTTAACGGAGCAATGTTTAAGTTATAAGTGTTATCTAATACTGAGTAATCAACTCTTCTACCCTCTGTGGTAATACCTGCAGATTTTTGTAAGTCAGCATAGGTGTAGTAAGGTGTATCTTTTTGGAAAACTCTACAATATTCTAAGCCCGCTTGTGTCCCGTCAGCTTGATTGACATAAGAAAGAACCATAGAACCTTTTGTCATTTCTTTATATCCATCGTTAAATACTTTAGAAACTTGGTTAATTGCAGTACCTACATGTTTTAATCTCGCCTGACCTTGTACTTGATCTGCAGAATCAACAAGTCTTTGTGTTTCATATAAAATAGAACCAGGTCTAAACGGAATATCAACAGATTGGTATCTTAAATAATCAGCAGATATTTGATTAAAGTCGTCGTCTAAACTACCAGCACCACCACCCTGTGTTGCTCTAAAACCTGCATTACCTTTATACTTAGGTGATGTCCAAACTAATTGACCTGAGGTTCCTCCACCGTCACTAAAAGATTTACCCGCTAAACCGAAATTGAGTAAAGTTTCGTTTCCTTCATAAAGAATTGCTAATTCTTGTGGTCCGTAAACAATACTTTGTTGTTGGACTCCGAATTGATTAACAGGAACCTGGTTTGGTGGTCCATCGATTTGTGATGGTTCTGCATTTTCATTACCAACATAATATCCTGAAGATTGAGCTTTGTCTTGGTCAAATAACCTATTAACTGCGGCAGAAGCACCGGCAATTAATCCACCGATTAATCCTCTATTATACGCTGGTCTATAGAGGTTATAATCTAACGCGGAAAATAATGCTGATCTCGTACCATTACCTGTATTTGCAACAAAAACTTCAGATGGACTTCTATATTTGTTTAAGACTGGTGCTAATAAACCACCTGTCAAATTATTTGCAACACCAAGAGCGGCGGCGGTTTGTGGTCCATTTATTGGGTTATCATCATCAAAATAATCACCAGGTATAAATGAAACAGGAAAATAAGTACCTGTAAGTCTGTTTGCTAAAGATACTGCGGCCAAAGCAGGATTTTCAGGTACAGTAATTCTCCAATCTCTAATAAAGAATGGTTGTTGACCTGTCGCTAATAAACTAGCAGAAAACGGATCTGAAATAGTGTCAAGATTGATGACACCTATTGTAGCTTGTTGTAATTCTTGTGCTACTCTTTCCTCGAATGCAAATTTTAATTGTGATGCACCAATTTTAGCTAAGAAGCTATCCGATGATAGTGGTCCATTTGATCCAATTGGATCGTCTTGGAATACTATGTTAAATGTTGGGTAGGACGAATAACTGTAATATCCTGGATCCCAATATGGTTGGTATATATTACCAGCATTTTGGATGTCGGTAATAACGATTAGATCTTTATAACCACCGCTTGGTCCCCACTTATTTGTCACATAAGCAGATTCGATATGAAATTCATTTACAATATCTAAAACTGTATCAATTGGGTCGTAAGGACCTTGATTGGTTCCTTCTGGATTGTTTGTTGACGCAACAGAATTAATCCCAATCGGGTTACTAAAACCACCCTCAGGACCGTATTCATTTAAAGGATAAAGATCTTGGGCAAATAAATTAGTGGATACAAAATTATTCGGTGAGTCAATAACATTATTCACTGAAAGCACAACTTCATAATCAACAGGATCACCTGGTGATGTGTATGTTCCAGGAACATTATATGGTGTTAAATTCTTAACTAATAATTGTTTCCTAAAAGCATCTGAGTTACCAAACGATAAAAAACTTTCAGACATATTGTTTTATTTTATAAATAGGTGTTTGGTATATTTTTTTATTAGTTTTTTGATCCGACCATAGCACTTGGTGCATTTGGATTTTCTATTGCCTTCTTGAGTAAATCTTTACCTTCTGCGGTTTGAGTAAGATAATTAACAATATCGCCCCTTATAGAGTTTAAATCCATATCCTTAACGTTTTCATTACCATTTATGGTCATGTTAAAGTTTACATCCGATTTAGTTTCAATTTTTTGTGGTTGTGAATATGCCTCTTTGAATCTCGAAGCAATATCAGTTAAAGTTGTATTTATAAAATTTTCAGAGTTTTTAGTTAGATTTGATTCGGCATCTATTAAAGCCTGCACAAAGTTTTTTTCTGCCGCTTGTTGTTTTGATTTATCACCTGTAATACCACCAGTTATATAATCCTCAACAGGTTGACCAATACTAGTATATAGTTCTCTAGTTCCTTGAGTCGTTCCTTGTTTTGCTAAATTTTTTGTTATATCTACTTGAGCACCCATTATATTTGTATATAATTTTTCCAACGGTTCTGCAGTCGCCTTACCCATTTCAACTCCTTTTATAAAACCAGCCGTATTGAATGCGATTTGTTTTGAAACGCTAAGTTGTTCTTTAGCAACTTCTTCTATTGACATACTATCCTCTTCTTGTTGTTTCTGAAGAGCTTCCATATCTGAGGCGGTAAGTTGATCTACTTGTTTTAATTCAACTTCACCTGTCTGTTCATTTTTAACATTAATAACTGCTTTACCATCTTTTAACTGAGCCATTCCTGCAATCATTTCTTTTGTTTCTTGATCTGTTGCCAAGGCTGGAAATTGTATTTGTTTCATTTTCATATCAAAATCCGCAGCTTTGATTGACATAGATGCCAATTCTTCAGCAGGTATTCCCATTTCTTTTGCGATTTCTCTCAACCTTCTTTTAGAACCTGGCATAATTTCAAATTTACCATTTGCCTCATTAAATTTAGTAAACTCTTTGGTAACATTTATAATCTCTTTTTGGAGTCCTTCGGGATCGTTTGCTGCTAAATCCATCGCCTTCAAAGGATCTAATAATCCACTTGCGGTGACACCAAGTCTTTGTAGTCCTGCCGCCATTTCAATTGCACCTTCTGGATTAAAGATTTTATCTGCAAAATTAAATACTGTATCCATACTTATACCTAATCTTTCTGAAGTAACTGCCATTTTTGCCAAACCTTTGACTCCCGTATCAAAGTTATATAAGTTCATTTTATTTAAGTTTCCAACAACTTTATCAGAAACTCCCGCAACAGATACTCCAGCCCCTCTAGCAATGTCGGTCACTTCTTTCATTTGGTCACCAACATCATAGATTGACACACCAACTTCTCTGAAACTACTTGCAAGTTTTCCAATTTCTACTCTTGAGACATCGGCGGCTGCGGATAATTCAGTGATTGCTTCAACACCTAATGTGGCCGAACTACCCATACTGTCCATAACTTTCGCCATGTTTTGTAGTGCGGTTTCTTCAGTAATACCCATTTTAATTAATTCGGGTATTGTATCGGCAATACTTTGTTTGTATCCCTCGATACTTCCTTTAGTTGCGCCAAATTCTCGTTGTAATAGAGTTGCTCTTTCGTCTAATTCTTGAAAGGCTGTCAAATTCGTTGGGTTTGCAGCATCTGCAAATGCATTTATAGTGTCTGTTACTGAATTTTTGAAGTCTGTCAGACTTAGTGTCCATTTACCTAAACCTTCAGATTGATTGGCTAAAATACTATTAGAACTATTTTTTAATCTACCAGATTGATCACCTAATGCTTTATATTCCGCATTCTGTTTTTTTATTAACTCAAGTTCTTTTTCTAATTCCTTAATTCTATCAGTCATGATATCCTTTTAACATAAATATTTACTTATTAGTTTTGGTTTCCTCAACGTGTTTTTGGATTAAATATTTACGGACATAAGTTGGCATATTCATAAACTCAGAGTATTGAGTTCTGAATAATCTAGAAAAATAATAAAACTCGTCTAATAAAATAGCTTTATACTGATAAGAAAGGCCGAAAAAATTCCACCCCAAAAGTGATATCTACTACCACTTTTTCTCCTGACGGGGCTATAACTTCTTTTGATAGATCTAATCTTGGTTCGTTATCAATTAAAAATCTTCTAATGTGTTTAGAGTCCGCAATAGGCATTTGTTCGACAAACATAGCAATTTTACTTTTGTCTTCATCACCATCAATAGATACAATATTTTTTATCAACCTGGTTGTGATAATCGGTGCAGTTCTTTCTGAGGGATACGATTTAACAATTCTATCAACCTCTATTTTATCACTCATACTTAATAACTTCAAAAGAACTTTCTTTTTTGATACAGGAAGTGTGGTTTCAAAAAATCCGTCTTCATTTGGTTCCACTTCTATTTTTTTATAATTTAATTCGTCAAGTAAGATAGTCGATGTAAATCTCTCATCGGTTTGTGGATCAATTTGCGTAACTTTATACTCGGGACCAAAAGATGTATTACGTAAAAATAATAGAATGGCCTCAATATCACCATCTAAAAGTTCTTCAGGTCTTAAATCTCTTTCATAAATTTTGTTTCTTAATAAAGGTAATATAATACCCTCATTAACATTTTTTCTAAAATCAACCTCAGCTAAAATATTTTCATCAACGGCGGTCAAGTAACCAACTTTAATAGATTTCTTTTTAGACTTGTAAAACTTACCTTGTGATGGTAATTGAATTACGTCATGTGGTAGGTTGAATTCCGCTTGTCCTGCTGTATATATATCTTGTTCCATAAACTATCTTTTATAATTAAAAATAAAAAAAGACCGTAACTAGTAAAGTATACGGTCTAATATAATTTGTATGTAATTTTTCTTAGTAAACCAAAATACAACGGTCCATTCTCATGTTTGTTGATATTTTCGCAATACCATCACTTGAATAAGATAAAGATCCTCCATCATATCCTGTTAAGTATGTACCTTCTAAAATCCATTTCTCAACAACAACTCCTGTTGGATCTAACATCTCAAGGTCAACGTTCTTTTTGTAACCTGCAGCATAACCCATACGTCCTGTAACTGACTCAGCACACAATCTAATCCATTCCATAACCGCTTGTGAAGCAGAAGGACCAATCGGGTCACGGAAAGTAACAGGAAGTTCTTGCCATGTAAATCTACCTGCAACATATGTTGAGGTGTTTAGGAATTGGATCTCTGTTGAACCAATTTGTAGTTTCGGTCTAGAGGTCGTCTCAACGTACCACTCATTAATACCAAGTGATGATGGAAATCTTAAAATCCATCGGTTCTCCCTTTTAGGTTCGTAAGGGATCGGCATTTTCATTAACAAATCAGCCATATCTTATTTTTTTCTTTTGTCTTTTATTTTTATTATAAATAGTGCGAAATAAAAAATTTTCTATTTACTTCAAATATTTTTTGAGTTATACATTTACTAGGCTAAACTAAATCAATATTTAGTCTTCTTTCCTCCTCCTGTATGATATATTTCTAACCCAGTTTCATCATCAAAATGCTTCTTCATTGCTTGCACATTTCTTAAATCATCATCTGAAAAACCAATATAAGGAACAAAATAATTACTTATCTTATTTTTCATAAACGCTTTTTCCTGTAAACGTCTTGAAAGGTTATTAACATATGTCATAAATTCTTTCATTGCATCAACTTTAAGTTGTTCAGGGTTGGCAGCCGATCCTTGTCCGAAACTTACAGGGTGATAACGGTTCATATCTAAATAAGATCTTAAAAGTTCTTCATCAGATAAATCATCTTCATCAGCTAATTCTCTATATTTTTTTAGATTTTTAACTAATTCTTTTTGGTTTAGACCGTGTTTGTTTTTCTTAATCAGGTTATAAACCGCATTTTTAAGAACTGAAGGAGTGTGTCCCCTTGCTGTGATGATCGAAAAAACAGATCCATTATTGACCGCCTCAACAAAATCGTCCCAAGCAGGTCCTGTAGGTGCTTTCATAGCATCTTTTAAAAAACCTTCATCACCTGGTACATTAAAATCTCTAAACGGGTTTTTATCAAAACCTACTATGGTGTGTCCCTCATATTCGAAAGGTTCTTTACCGATTTCAGTTCTGTATTCCGCAAAATCTTCTGTTGACATACCAACAACCTTACCTTTATCATCTTTGGTATAGATCTTTGTTGGCATATACATTAGGTTATCATCCCAGTCAAAAGCATAATACTTCATCGTAGGTTTCATTTGATCGTGAATGATCTCTGAAATAATCTGTTTGACAACTTTTTTGTAATTCATATAAATAAATATCACTATAAATAAAAAAGGGGAAACTTTCGTCTCCCCTTTTCATATGAATATAAACCAACTTATATATTCTCAAACGATGCTCCTGTCGGAGTAATGTAGAATGTGATGTCGATGAATTCAAGTGACCTTGTAGGTTTGATGTAAATCTTACCTGTCAATTGGTTTCTGTCAATATCCTCAGGATCTGACGAAACTGTCACACGGAAGTCAAATATACCACGATCTCTTCTGATCGCATCTAAGATTGGGTTAACCGCATTTAAGAAGTCTTGTCTAACTTGTGCGTCGTTTTGTTCAAACAATAGTCTTACAGATACTGCTGAAATCAATTTACGAGTTTGTAATAACAATCTTCTTACGTTGATTCTGTCAAGAGCAGACTCTCTAACTTGTAGAGTTTTGTTACCCCAAATTACCGTACCTACATCTGAGAAGGTTGCAATTGGGTTAATTCTACCTACATAAAGAATGTCTCTATCTTCTTGAGTCAACTTCTTACGAGCTTTAACACAGTTAACAATACCACGAGTGTAACCAGCCGCTGCGAACCATGGGAACGCAATGTTATCTGTCAACGCCAAGTTTCTTGTTACCTCAGCCGTCGGTGGGATATAGATTTGAGTATTGTTTACACTATCTCTTGTTAATACCCATGGGTAATAAGTTGCCGTGTAGTTAGAGTCAATTCCTGTATTTTCTAAGTTATCAACCGCTTCAGTTGGGTAGATTAAGAAATCTTGACCATTTAAGTTAGGAACATACATATCCACGTCAGGTGTTGTACACACGTAAAGTGAATCCGCTCTGTTAAACTCGATCATCTCAACCGCCGCTTCTACAAGGTTACTGTTATTTACATAATCAATACCAGGTGTAACAAATACGTTGATGTTTGTTGCTTCAGGGTTTGCAAATGTTTGTTGACCTAACAAGTATGCGTAGTAGTCAGAGTTTGCAAAGTTTTGAGTTCCATCACCAAGAGAGATCTCTTTGAATGCTCCCCATCCTGTAGCGTTAGGGTATCTTGTAGAAGGACAAGCCCCTCTTAAGAATCCACTTCTACCAATTTGGAATTGATCTGTATTTGTTCTAAACTCTCTATAGATGTCCCAACCATCGAAACCACCTTGTACTAAGAATGTGAACTTACGAGCGAACAATCTGTAGTAAGCATTTGTTGGTGATTCAGGGTCTGTAATGAACGGTGAGTTTCCACAGATAAATCTTGGATCTCCCGCTGTTGAGAACTCAGGACCAATTGTTAGACCACTTGCATTTACATCCATGTGGAAACCAGCAGATCTGTAATTAAATGGTAAACCATCGATATCACAAGAGTTGATTGGATTTCTCTTACCAACATATTCGAAGTAAGCAGGGTCCCAACCTAAACTATTGGATATACCTAAGTAAGTTCTTCTTACATTATCTCCTGGGCTAACCAAAGCGTTATCATTACCTGAAGATAAACCAAACGGTGGGTTGTAAATAACTTCACCAGGGAAGTCATACTTACCTTTGATAATCGGGAATGGTGAACTAGCACCTGCATAATTTCTAAAGTTGAATCCGTTGAATCCGCAAGGTAAAGCATCTATCGGTGCATCCTCACTCATTTCAACCATTACATACTTAGAGTTTAACAAGTATTCTCCGTCTAATGTACCAATTTTATTACCGATAAAGTTGTTTTGTCCTGGATCCATAGTACAGTTTGTAAATTTCTCAAGTACTACAGGATTTGCATCTGTATCAAAATAATCACGGATCAATACGTCAAACGTTAAATTGTTGTATGTT